GACATGACTATAAGCATTGACGATTCAATCACGTGGACGGCTATATCTGAAAAGTTCGAAGACTACCTTTCAGGCGTGACTTTAACTTTCAACTTTCAAACAAACGGCGAATTTTCAAACTGCGATTTCCCTACTTAATATGAAAAAATTATTTACCATTTTAGGACTTGTCATTTTTGGACAAGTCAGTTTCGGACAAGTTTACCAACTGATGCCGCAGTATGGCTACCAAGCGCCGCGCATGTCGTTTGATTCAACTTTGCAGATTCCAACGGTCTGCGGTGTGCCTACTTTGAAAAGCGTTCAATTCGTCAACAGAAAAGGCGCAATCGCGTTCGATTCGTGCAATAACAGATTCTACACCTACAACCCGAAGACGCTGACATGGTCACAAGTTTCTGGTGGTGGCGGTTCAACAGATACGACTTCGCTTTCCAACCGCATTGACGCTCGCGTAAAATACACAGACACGGCTTCCATGCTTGCGCCTTACTTTAGGCGTTCACTATCTGCAAACGACACAATCAGGACGAATCAAAAGAATTTAGTTGTAAACGCTGGGAGGCTTAACACCGTGAGCAGATTGAAAATTGATACATCTTCGCTTAGCTATGAACTATTAGAACAAGATGGTCAGTCGGCTATTTCTTTGTCATCTTCAAATAATTCAATAGTGCAAAACTTTCAAGGAATTGCCAACTCAATAATCATGGGTTCAAGTATTGATTTAAGAAGTGAAGGAATTGCAGAAGATGACGGATTTCAAGTCAAGCAAGGAACAGGTTCATTTTGGTTTGTTAATGAATGGGACACAATCGCGATTCTGCCGCGTACAAAGGGCACGGCTGGTCAAGTGCTTAAACTGCAAAACGCAACGCAGTTGGCATGGGCGAATGACAACACAATCGACACAGCAAACCGATTCGTAAATTCAGTTACGAAGTTGAACGATTCCACTATTCAGGTAATTAAGGGAAACACTACTTCCAACATCACGCTGACGACTTCGTCAATAGTAACATCTGCCACAAGACTTGTTACTACTGCTTACAATAACACTGGTTCAACAATACCGAAGGGTTCTGTGGTTTATATCAACGGACGGCATTCGTCAAACTTGCCGACCATTGCACCAGCGCAAGCCAATAACGAAGAAAATTCTTACAAGACCTTTGCACTTGTTGAGAATGATATAACAAACAATAATTCTGGAACAATCATTCAAGCTGGTAGCATAACTGGTTTAAGCCTACCGACTTCGTCCTATACAGATGGGGATATTGTTTATTTAAGTCCTACGGTTGCTGGTGGTATAACAACGACAAAACCACTCGCACCTTTCCACATTTGCAAAATTGGTTCAGTAACTCGTGCGCATCCTACCCAAGGTGCGATTGAAATAAAAATCGAAAACGGATGGCAGTTAGACGAGTTGAGTGACGTCAGCATCCCAGCAGTTCCAGCAGATTCTGTGATTCTGCAATTCAGCCGCGTGGATTCATTGTGGCACGATGTGACTATAACAAACGCAATCGGAACAAGGTATATTAGACCAGCGGACACAAGCGTTTTTCAGCGCAAACAACTGCCAGCGTATTCATTCCAAGCCAATGGAACGAGTGCGGCAGCGAATAGTGTGGCCACTTATTTTAAGGACACGTCAGGAACTTACACCGGAACAATCGCATGGACTGGAACGACCGCGCCAAGTGGAGCGACAAACCATTCTTACAGATGGACAAGAATCGGTAAAATGGTAACACTTAACATTATGCTTGTTTACGCTACCAATGGAGCCGCAATAACTGCCTTGCAAATCGACCTTCCAAGTGACTGCCCAGCGCCAGCAGAACCAGCGGGATTGACTGGAGCAAGTCAAAACATGTACCCAGCGTTAATTTACACATCAAGTTCAACCAACGCCTTGTTATCGTCAACCCCACGCGGATTCTTAAGGAATAACACTGGGAACACTGGACACGATTTTATTTTCAACTTTACGTCACACGCTCCTAATACTGCACACATCACTTTAACATATTGGACTAACTAATGCAACACATTCGTCAAAAAATCGACTTAAGCGCACGCGGTCAAATTGCTTACACCGTTGTCAATACCAAAGGCTGGACGCTTCCACTTGAACAGCATCCGTCAATCATTGAGCATCCAGAACTTTTTGAAATAAGCGAAGACGCTATTCCTGAAAACTTTCAAATCTTGAACTACCAATGATCGAGAATCAGCAGATAAAAGGCATGACATTTGGCAATGTAAAATCGTTGGTTATTTCAACGGCTGTCATATGCTCGTTTATTTTTGGCATCTATTACGGACTTGTCGGTAAAATTGAAAAAATCGCACAAGCGACTGAAGCCAATAATAAACTGATTGAATTGCGGCTCGCATACCTTGAACAGAAAATAAACGCTTTAGAAATCCAAATAAACCAAATCAAATCAAAATGAGTACGTTCCTTAACTTAAACGTTCAAGACCTTGTGAAGGGTTTGATCGTTACCATGTTGACCAGCGTGTTGACCATTGCTTACAACACCGTTTCTGCTGGTTCACTTACCTTTGACTGGAAGGCAATCGGTCTGACCGCTTTGACTTCTGGCCTTGCCTACCTGATGAAAAACCTTTTGACAAATTCACAAGGCGAATTTCTCGGCAAAGAGAAATAAAAAAGGAGCTAGTAGAAACTAGCTCCGAACGAAAAATTCCTAATCCATAAAAACAATGAGGTCACAAAGATATGAAACTTTGGTATCTCATACTATTTTTTTTATCTGCTTGCAATACTTCAAGACAGGCAGAAAGGCAAGTGCGCCGCGCATACATCAATCACCCTGAAATACTTGCTAAAAGCTGCAGTCAGTATTTCCCTATACAAGAGTCTATTGTCATAGATTCACAAGACGTGGCTAGATTCGATTCTAGCCGTTTCTTTATTCTGTCAAGCATTGATACCATATACAGATACATAACGGACACAATCGTTTCTAATAAGCTCACACGTACAAGGGAATTTGTAGAACGGCTCAAGCCAGTCGAGCGGACCATTTATGTCAGGGATTCGGCGACTATTTATGTCAATCAAGCAAAGGCTGATAAAGTAGGCAAACAGAATGATAATCTGAAATGGTGGCTGATTGCCTTGCTTTGTCTTATTATTTTACTTCTAATTTTTAGAAAATGAAACCAAGTCAAAAAGCAGTAGATCTGATCAAGCAGTTTGAAGGATTCAGGAAAGACGCTTACATCTGCCCGGCAGGAGTACCTACAATAGGATACGGAGCAACTACCTGGGGCAATGGGCAAAAGGTTAAAATGGGTGAAGTAATCAGCATGGTAACTGCTGAAAAGTTGCTGATGGCTGACCTTGAAAAGCGGTCAAAGGTTTTGCAAGGATTAAACCTTAATCAAAATCAATTTGATGCCTTACTTTCGTTTATTTACAATGTCGGAATAGGTGCATTTAGACGCTCGCGGTTGCTGGCAAAAATCAGGCAGAATCCAAATGACATAACTATTCGCGCTGAATTTATGCGATGGATAAATAAAGGGAGTTCATTTGAGAGAGGGTTAACACGGCGAAGGGATGCCGAAGCTAATTTGTACTATGCGGAAATCTGATATTGCAAGGGAGTTCAGGACGAACTTTCCTGATATGCCTACAATCAAACTGGCTCGACTCATCTACAATGAGCATAAACTTTTATTTAGTAATTTAGAAGACGCTCGAAGTTCGGTTCGGTATATTGAAGGAAAGCAAGGTGCAAAGCACAGAAAAAAAGTAATCAACACACCAACATACATGGACAAGCCAAGGCCATACAATCCCTACAACTTGCCTGAATCAGATGAAGATAAATACTCGGCTTTTGTATTTCCGCATCACAGCAAAGTGGGAATCCTTTCAGATATTCATTTACCTTACCACAATCTAGACGCATTGACCGAAGCCATTACCGCCCTGAAGCGTGAAAAGGTCGATGCTGTTCTACTAAACGGAGACACAATCGACTGCCACACTTTGAGTAGATTTGCAAAAGATCCTAAAAAAAGGGATTTCAAGCATGAAATCGACACGCTGAAATCATTCTTTGAAAAACTAGATCAGATTCTAAACTGCAAAATCTATTTCAAGATTGGGAACCACGAAGCGCGGTATGAACATTTCCTGATGCAGAAAGCGCATGAACTCAAAGGGATTGAGGATTTTGAATTTTGCAATATCATCAAAGCACGTGAAAAGGGAATCGAGGTAATAGAATCAAACCGATATATGAAAATGAACGGCCTGAACGGAATACACGGACACGAGTATTTCGGAATCACTAGTCCTGTTAACATTGCTCGCGGTCTATACATGAAGGGCAAAACATCAGCCTTTCAAGGTCACAATCATCAGACTAGCGAACACACAGAAACCGACATGAATGGCAACATCACTACAACGTGGAGTATCGGGTGCCTTTCGGAATTGCACCCGTCTTACATGCCGCTGAACAAATGGAATCACGGCTATGCCTGGGCAGAACTAGACGCGAACGGAGTTGACTATAAATTTCACAACAAAAGAATTTATAAAGGTAAAACGCTATGAGTGAACAAAAAGAAATTCCTGAAGAAATACAAGGTGAAATTGTTTTCACAACGACTGCGGAATACATACAAGGCGCATCGGTTGCACTTGCTACGGTCAGCGAACTTGACCCGATGATTATGAATAAAGCGGATGAATTGAGGGTGAAAAGAATTAAACGCAAAGCGATTAAAATCATCGACATTTGTATTTCGGAGATGTACGACGAATTGTTCGAAACGGACGAAGACGAGTAAAAATATCGGTTTTTGTGTTTTTGTGTACCCTGATATGTCTATATCGGGGTTTTTTTATCCTTTTTTCTAAAATTTTTTTTGGGT